AAATACATATTTGGGCATTTTGAGTTGCCTAGCTTCTATATGAACGCTATGGTACAAATGCCCGACCACGGAGAGCTCAGAGCAGAGGACTTTACTAATCAGTCTTATGTTTTTAGTGGACACTTCCACAAACGTCAGCAACAGGGCGTAGTACATTACTTAGGTAATGCATTTCCGCACAATTATGCAGATGCGTGGGATGATGCACGTGGTATGATGATTCTTGATAGAGAAAACGACAAAGAGCCAGTTTATATTGACTGGCCACAATGTCCTAAGTATCGTACAATCAATCTAAGTCGACTTATTGACGAAGCAGATACATTTATTAAACCTAATATGTATTTGCGTGTTAACTTAGACTTACCTATTAGTTATGAAGAAGCTAGCTTTATTAAAGAGACATTTATTAATACTTACAACTGTCGTGAGATTAGCTTAATTCCTCAAAAGTCACTAGAAGAAATTAATACACAACTAGATATTCAGCAATTTGAAAGTGTCGATCAAATTGTTGCTGGCGAAATTGCCGCAATCGACTCAGACAGCTTCAACAAGAAGATGCTAATGGACATTTATAACGAGCTATGATAAAAATTAAAGATCTAACAGTACGCAACTTTATGAGTGTGGGCAATCAGACCCAGGCAGTAAACTTTAATCGTGAGCAACTAACACTTGTACTAGGTGAAAATTTAGATCAAGGCGGCGATGACAGCGGATCACGCAACGGTACAGGTAAGACTACAATTATTAATGCACTATCGTATGCATTGTACGGCAAAGCTCTTACAAATATTAGAGCAAACAATTTAATTAATAAAACTAATAGCAAAGGCATGTTAGTTACTCTACACTTTGAAAAGAATAATGTAGATTATAGAGTCGAACGTGGCCGTGGACCTAACTTATTAAAGTTTTATGTAAACGATCAAGAACAAGAGATAACAGACGAATCGCAAGGCGACAGCCGTAAGACGCAGGAGTTTATTAACGACTTATTAGATATGAGTCATGATATGTTTAAGCACATCGTTGCATTAAACACATACACTGAACCTTTCTTGAGTATGCGACAAAACGATCAACGTGCTATCATTGAACAGTTACTTGGTATTACTATCCTTAGTGAAAAGGCTGATTCTCTAAAAGAGCAGACTAAGAAAACTAAAGATGCAATTACTGAAGAAACACTCAAGATTAATGCTATCCAAAGTGCAAATGAAAAGATTCAAACAACTATTGATAGTTTAAGTAGAACACAACGTGCTTGGCTATCTAAAAAAGAGCAAGACTGTGTTAAATTGCAGTCAGGTATTACAGAATTAGAGAAGGTAGACATTGATGCTGAGCTAGACTCTCATGAAAAACTATCTAATTGGACGCAGCATAACAACGCTATTATGGCTCTTAAAAAAGAATTAAGCACATTAGAGCCGGCACTAGTACGTGCAGACAGGAGTGTTGAAAAAGCACAAAAAGACATCGCAGATTTAGATGATGCAACGTGTTATACATGTGGACAAGAGTTACATGCAGATAAAAAAGCAGAAATTGCAGAACGCAAAGACAAAGAACTTGCTGATGCTAAATCGTATGCACAAGAAATTAATGCAAAGTGTTCAGAAGTTATTATGGCACTTGAAGAGATTGGTGACATTAACGGTAAGCCTGTTACGTTCTATGATAGTGCAAAAGAAGCATACGATCATAGACAGAATGTTGATAGCTTAAATCAAACATTAGCTAACAAACTAGAAGACACTGATCCGTATCAGACACAGATTGATCAATTAAACAATACAGCAATGCAAGAAATTGACTGGACACCAGTAAACGAGCTTACCGAGTTTAAAGAGCATCAAGACTTCTTGCTCAAGTTGCTGACAAATAAAGATAGCTTTATTCGTAAGAAGATTATTGATCAAAACTTGATGTACCTTAACAATAGATTGTCTTACTATCTTGACAAACTAGGATTACCGCATCAAGTTGTATTCCAAAATGACCTTGCTGTTGAAATACAACAACTAGGACAAGATTTAGACTTTGATAACTTATCACGTGGAGAACGTAACAGACTTATCTTAGGTATGAGCTTTGCATTCCGTGATGTTTGGGAAAGCTTATATCAAAAGATTAACTTAATGTTTATTGACGAACTTATCGACAGTGGCATGGATACAGCAGGTGTTGAAAGTGCGTTAGGTGTTCTTAAGAAGATGGGCAGAGAAGGTGACAAGAATGTTTATCTTATCTCTCACAAGGACGAACTAATCGGAAGAGTCAATCATGTAATGAAAGTAGTTAAAGAAAACGGCTTTACTAGCTACGAAAACGATATTGATATTATAGAATGACAGACGACGATATACATGATAAGCTAACACAAGCTTACTTAGAATACTTTAAAGCAAACGAGAAGTTTGAAGCTAGAAACTCAGTGCGTACACATGCACTGAGTCGAAAATGGTTGAGAAAAATTAGACAACTATCTAAATTAAGGATGGATGAAATACACACCAAGCACATTACTACTAGAAAAACCAGAAAAGACTAACACATAATACAGTGCCGGTAAGTACTGTTGATGAAGTGGACTTATAAGAATAAAGTAATTGACAGTATTCCAGACGAGTATGAAGGCTTTGTTTATCTTATTACTAATACCACTACAGGCCAAAAATACATAGGCAAGAAACTAGCAAAGTTTAAAACTACTAAGCCACCACTTAAAGGCAAAAAGAACAAGCGGCGTGGAACAAAAGAAAGTGACTGGAAAACCTATTACGGATCTAGTGACAGACTAAACGCAGATGTTGCAGCATTAGGCTCAGACAAATTCACAAGAGAAATATTATACCTATGTAAAGGTAGGGGCGAAATGTCCTACATAGAGGCAAGAGAGCAATTTGATAGGCGTGTACTCGAAACAGATGATTACTACAATGGTATCATTAATGTTAGAGTTGGGGGATCAGACAAGCTTAAACAGGCATTGCTAGAACATCACATGCAGGCAAAAAAATCAATTTAATCGGTTGACAGCTATATACAAACCAACTATACTTGTTTATAGGCAGATTTAATATATAAGCTCGTTGAGCAACAGGCATTCCTAAAACAATACATACAGGCAAAGCATTCCAGCACATAAGGTTAGCGGGCCAGTTTTATAATACCGCTGTGGAAAAAGCTCTCGTATAGAAGCACACGTAACATATTGATCGACTACCCAGAGGTAGGAAGCCACCAAACAAATTGGGCTCACTGGTTGATATAGATTGTTTTGTTGGCAGTCGAAAAACACAAACACAGTACATAAAAACTCTTTAGCAATAGGAACGAAGCGAGAGGTAGTTTACGGTGTAGCGTATATTTTAAGAATATACGGTCTAGCGTAAATGATGTCGACGTAGGTTGGGAAAGGTCAGAGCCCATTGTACTTTGTGTATAAACAATTACCTACTCCAATGTCTTGGCTGGTGCAGACTCACATGAAGCGCATTTTTAAGATTAGACGGGACCGTAACAGGTTCCGTCTGACTGAAACAATCTACATGAAACTTAAACATTATTACATTCGTAATAATGCAATTATAATATTCATATATAAATCATTTAATCAAAACGAAGTGTATATAGTTTGAGCGTTTAGCGAAAACTTGTTTCGTACAACGAAACACATAAATATAATTAATAATGCACTAGGATCTAAAATGAACATATATGAAATAATCTCTAAAGATGATGTTAAAAGCATATTCCTCGATAAAGAGCTGATTGCTTTTTCTATTGAAGAGTCTAAAAAATTAAAACATCACAAAATTGTAGAAGGTAAAATTCATTGGGGTAAGGAATACCTAACTGAAACTATCAATCCATTAAATAGAGGCGGAATTCTACGTAAGATTCCTAACGCTCCTGGTTGGTTCGGTGTAGAATATAATAATGGCGAAGTTGGCACATACGATACTCGAGCCAAAGCTGACCGTGCAAGAAATACATATACTCAGAGATGGGATCGGCGCAATAATTCAGGTGCAACTACACCTAAACCTAATCTAGGCTCAACTGGCGGTGATTCTAACATCGAAGCATATAAAAGAGTTACAACGGCTAGAATACGCCGCCGTGCAGCTACTCGTGCTGATAGACAACGAATTCGTAGTATAGTAGCTAGTACTAAATATGGCTGGGTTGGTGGTGCAATACGAAAATTAATTGTTGTTATCGGTGCAGGCCGTATTCTTGAGGAATTCTTAGTAGACGTTTATTCTATAATAAAAGAAATAATAGAAGACCCATTAAATGCAGATCTTCGTCAGCAATTAATCGACACTATAAAATATGAAGGCGCAAGAGTATTTGGCCAAATACTAACTTTCTTTGCAGCAGCTATGTTGGTTGCAAGAACTGCAAGATTGGTTGTTAGTGTACTATTAAATGTTATTAGAGGCGGATCGTTACTTACTGGACCGATTGGCGCTGCTGCTATCATAATATTAACTCTTGCTGTTGAAGGTGCAATGTGGTATTTTATTAGTACAGACAGAGTTCAAAGAAAGTTAAGAGACATATGGATATGGACACTACAAAATTTATTTCCATCGCTAATGAGAACAGCAGCATCTGTACTTGGACAAGAGATAGACGTAGACGGTGACGGACTTACTGAACCATTTTTAAACGAACTTGAACAAGCTACTAGAGATATGGTAGATACTTTTGGAGGTATGACTGCTGCTGAAGCTGAAGAATTTAAAGACGAAACTGAAGCATATGTTGCGGCTAATGCTAGAGAAATTGATCCTAATGCAGCACCTGAAGATCAACCTGCTCCATTAGCAGTAAGGCCAGCAGCTGGAAGAGCACTAGCATTACCTGATCAATCTATTTCACAGCAAATGGGAACATTAGATTGGTAATATTAAATTAACGCAAGTCCAGACTTATTAGTTTGCTCCCAGTTAGACTTAATGATATTAATAAAGACTTCTTTGTCACCTACATCTATTTCATGCATGATGTCTTGATATTGTACTCCTCCACGCATACTCCAGAGAATGCGATACAAATCATCCTTTAACGATTTTTGGGCTGCCTCGTAATCCTCTAAGAGTTTTTCTATTTCAGACTCCGGCATTTCCTGGATCACCCTACGAAAAAATTTGAATCGTCCATTGAAAATACTGACTTATATTGTTTTTCACATCCGCCGCAAGTTAGATCTAACTTTGGCAAGTCCCAAGTTGCTGTATTTATTTTGATTAAATCTTCAATGCCGTTAAAGTAAGTTCGGTCTTCTTCAAGAATGAACGCACGTATTGCATTTAAATTAGTTTCTTCTTCTTCACCGTCTTTGACTTTATAAACTTGATATAACACATTGCGTTGATTTATTGATTGTATAATTGTAAACACGCTTTTTGCTATTTCATCTTTTTTCTCTTCAGACAAGTCAGGTTGTTCTGTAATCTGATACATAGTTCTATTAGCTTGGAATAAACTTGTTTGAATTTCAGTCCACTCGTTGTATGTTAATGGTCTAATATAAAATTTTAAATTATTAATTGTAACATTATCTACAAAATCTTTTCTTCCGTAGTCGTCAATAAACTTGCCTAATTCTAAATCATGATTATTGTTTTCTTGACAGTGAGGGCATACGGATCCTTTGCTAAAGTCATTACCATATGATGCAATGCGTATTGCAATCAATAAAAACTCTATATCAATAGACGATAATTCTCCAGCATCTTTAATTGAAGGTATACAAGATTGAATCAAATTCTTAATTGCTACTCCGTTAAGTAATGCTTCGGGAGTTTTTAAAGCAATCTCGTCTCCGCCTGTCATTGAATACACTGGCAATTCTTTAAAAGATACGCCAGGTACAGCTTTGTCGTCTATGAATTTAAATTCAGACGGAACATCAACATAAATCTTAGGCTGACGTTTATGTTTGTTTAGTATGCTTTCCATTGACTCTCCTTTTTAAGGTAAATAAGTATACAATGATATTTATGTCTAATAATATAGGTACTTAACTAATATGAGCCAATCTACAGAAGAGCTAATTGCTGAAAATGAACGCCTTCAACGAGCGCTAGTTGGATCTAGAGGAACATTAGATACCTGGACTTCTGGCCTTGGCAGCGCAGCTAGAGGACTAGGCGGGTTCGCGGCCGCTGCACTATCAGGCGAAGAAAAACTATCAAGTTATACTAGTCACCTTGGCACAATGACAAGCGGCCTTGGAGGCGCAGGAGCTGCACTCACGGGTAGTTTTGGACTTATTGCAGGATACATAGATAATACAACTGCAACTTTCCAAAAAATATCAGGAGCAGGCTTTCAATTAGAAGATGGCCTAACAGGTGTTGGTAGACAATCAGCTAGATCCGGTATGCAGATTGAGCAGTTTGGCAAGTTTGTTACTGATAATAGCGACATGTTGCGCACTATGGGTTCAAGTGGCACAGGTGCTATTAAGGCTTTTGGAGATATGTCCAAAGAGTTTAGAGAAGATACTAGCAACTATTCTCAAGGACTAAGAAGACTAGGATTTTCAACAGAAGAAATTAATGAAAGTCTAGTAGGATTTGCTGCAATTAACAGAACTCAATATCTTGAAAATATAAGAACTGGCACAAGCCAAAATAGATCTGCAATGGAATTTGCACTTCAAATGGATCGTATGGCACAACTAACTGGAGAAAATAGAAAAGAACTCCAAAAAGAAATGGATGCTAAACGTCGAGATGGCAGAGTCCAGGCGTATTTAAGAACTGAAACTGGCGCACTAGCAGATACTATTACTAAATCTCTAGCAACTGTTGGCAGTTTTGATAAAAATGCTCAAACATTACTTGAAGATATTTTAGTACAAGGCTCAGTAACTAAAGAAAGTGCAGCAGCAGCAGCATTTTACGGAACAGAAGTTACAAATGCTGCACATGCAATGAGAGCAGCACAGCAAGCACAAGACCCTGATGCATATGCAGCAGCGCAGCGAAGATTTATTAATGGAATGGCTGTAGCACAAAATGATCAAGAGAGATTAAGAGTCGCAAGATACCGAACAGACTCTGCGTACATTAATAATATACAAGATAGTATTGGCGAATTTACTCCAGTAAATGATCGAATTGCTGCTGAACTTGCAAAAAGTGGCATTGACATGGAGAAAGCTAGTGCCGCTCAATTACGTGCTGCAATGGGTGCAATACAAGATCAAGGAGTTGTTGCTCAAACAGCAGCAGGAGTTACAGAAGCTGGCGCAGTTGATGGTGTGGGTGACGGCTTAACTAATACAGCATCATCAGTAACTGACGCAATTAATACAGTATCAGGAGCAACAAGAGAACAACTAGTTAACGTATTAACTACGAAAGTAGGACCAAGTCTTCGTGGATTTAGTACTACTGTAGACGAAACTGCTCAAAGTCTAATTACAACTGTTGAATCACTTGGCGGTGGATTATCTGGGGCATTAAATGGACAAGACTCAGCATCTTTAGTAGAAGGCGCTACAGTAGATACACAAACATCCGCGGCAGAACAGGCATTGGCCGCAGCAACTGCCGCCCTTCGTCAAGAGGGCATAGAAAACGGTCTAACACCTGAGCAGCTCAGACAAATGGGTAACGCAGCAGACATGCTGAGTGGGCTGATAAACAGCATAAATCCTCAAGGTAACTTTATGGGAGGTACAGCAATTGGCGGAATGATGAACCTAGTTGGAGAGCAAGGTCCAGAGTTCATTATGCCAAACGCAAATAGTTTAGTAGCTACTGCAAAACAGTTTGCAGACAAAGCTAGACCGCAGATGGAACAAATGGCAGCGTCTATGGGTCCACAAATGGAGCAGATGGCAAGTCAAATGCGTCCACAGATGGAAGATATGGCACAGCAAATGCGATCACAATTTGGTCAAGGAACACAAAACGGACAATCTGTTGAAGCATTAGTTGCTAGATTAGAAACAGGCTTTACAAGTTTAGTTAAAGAAATGCAAAATAATAACAGAGAAGTCAGGAAGTTAACCGGAAATGCATATAGGGTATAAGTAATAGTATGAGTTGGAAGAAATATTTCACTCCTGTAGAGACAGGAAATCAGCAAGGATCGTACAGTCCTTTAGGCAACGGCGGCAGTCGTCCTGGACCTGCGTCAGCAAATTATTCGAGCTACTTGCCAGATGTATACACTGGCAGTCCAAATCGTGTTGAGCGATATGGTCAGTACGAAACAATGGATAGTGACAGTGAAGTAAATGCAGCATTAGACATTTTAGCTGAGTTCTGCACACAAAAGAATACTAGTAATAATACTCCTTTTACTTTACAGTTTAAAGAAAAAGCAACTAGTTCAGAAATTAGAATACTTAAACAGTATCTACAGCAGTGGACTAAACTACAAAACTTTCAAACAAGAATATTCCGCATATTACGCAACGTGTTTAAGTACGGCGATGCATTTTTCATTAGAGATCCTGAAACTAAAAAATGGTTTTATGTTGATCCAGGAAAAATTACTAAGATTATTGTAAATGAAAGTGAAGGCAAGAAGCCAGAACAGTATGTTGTTAAAGATCTTAACATTAATTTTGGCGATCTAGTAGCTACCACAATTAATACAGATCCAGGAACGTCTGCAAGCGGACACCAAGGATATTTTGCAGGAGGCGCTAGCGGAATGGCTGGCGGCGCACCTGATTCAGGTTCAAGTAGATCTAGATTTAACACTACACAAGACGAAGTAGCAGTAGATGCTAAAAATGTTGTACATTTAAGTTTATCAGAAGGTTTAGATAACAATGCACCTTTTGGAAACAGTCTATTAGAAACTATTTTTAAAGTTTACAAACAAAAAGAATTGCTCGAAGATGCGATTATTATATATCGTGTACAAAGAGCTCCAGAAAGAAGAGTCTTCTACGTTGATGTAGGTAATATGCCGTCACACCTTGCTATGGGGTTTGTTGAACGTGTTAAAAATGAGATACATCAGCGTCGAATCCCAAGTGCGACCGGCGGGGGTCAGAATGTTATAGACTCAGCGTACAACCCGTTGTCCATTAATGAAGATTACTTCTTCCCACAAACAGCTGAAGGACGTGGATCTAAAGTTGAAACACTACCAGGCGGCACTAACCTAGGCGAAATTGACGATCTCAAGTACTTTACTAACAAGTTAGTGCGTGGATTGCGTATTCCGTCAAGTTATCTACCTACAGCAGCAGATGAAGGCGGACAATTCAATGATGGACGTGTTGGAACTGCTTATATTCAAGAATTACGCTTTAATACGTATTGCGAAAGACTACAAAGTTTAGTAGAACATACGTTTGATGAAGAATTTAAATTATATATTTTAGAAAAGGGTGTAAATGTTGATACTAGTGTATTTGAACTAGGATTTCAACCTCCTAAGAACTTTGCAAGCTATCGTCAAGCAGAATTAGACAATAGTCGTATTGGTACATTTACACAGCTACAACAAATTCCTTATATGAGCCAGCGTTTTGCAATGGCACGCTTCTTAGGACTTAGTGATGAAGAAATTGCTGAGAACGAACAGATGTGGAGAGAAGAAAATGATGAAAATCTTTCAACTCCAACTGACGCAAGTGGCGAACTACGCAGTGCAGGCATTA